AAAAATCAGGTGAATAATGGCAACTAAAGAAGAATTACAGGCACGACTAGACCGAATCAAGCAAACCAACGAGATGATGACCGCATGGCTGAACCGCCGTGAAATGGTCACGCAAAACTCAACGCTCACCCGCAGGGCAGAAGCGGCGCGGGGACTGGGGAAATCCTTCGGCGGTGCAAGGGATTTATACACTGCATTAGGATACCCGATAGACCCGGACTATACAGACTTCTTCAATATCTATGACCGTGACGGGTTAGGTACTCGCGTAGTAGACGCGGTATCAGATGAAACATGGTCAGAGCATCCCATTCTATATACAGGCAACAAAGCCCCTGATGAAGATACCCCCGGCGCACTAGGGGAACAGTTCAATAACTTTGCGAATGAATTTGACCTGTGGGCAAAGTTCAATGAACTTGACACGAATACAGGTTGCAGTCGATTTTCAATTCTTTTCTTAGGGTTACCTGGACAACCGGAAGAACCCGTAGAGCCAAACACAAAGCAGAAACTCACTTATATTTCTGTCCATGATGAAGGGGATGCCGAAGTGGACGAAGCGACCGTAGTAAAAGACCCTGAATCCCCCCGTTTCGGATTGCCTGATTATTACTATGTCATTATTGATGCAACCACGAGACACAAAATCAGGGTACATCATTCCCGAATATTGCACTACAAAGAAGGCAGGCAACGGACAGGCTACGGGCGTGTGTATGGCGTTCCCCGATTGCGGAATATTATCAATCGTTTCCTTGACCTTGAAAAAGTGGTAGGCGGTGGGAGCGAAGCCTTTTGGTTGCTCATTCGTAAGGGCATGGCCTTAGTTGCTCGTGAAGGGATGACATTACCGCAAGAAGGAACCGCCGAGTATGAAGCCCTGGAAGATGAAGTAGAAGAATACGAGCATAATATTTCCCGCATTATGAAACTTGTGGGAATGGACATTGAAGATTTAGGCGCGGAGCCTGTATCATCCCGCGACCAATTTGATGTATTGATTGAATACATCGCAGGCAGTGAACAAATCCCCCAAAGGATTTTGTTAGGGTCTGAACGTGGTGAACTTGCATCTAGTCAAGACCAGGCGAACTGGTACAAGTACATTGACCGCCGCCGACTGAATCGGGCAGAGCCTTACATCCTGCGCTCATTTATCAAGATGGGACAGGAATTAGGAATATTCGATTTTGAAATCCCCGATGATTATAAGGTTTACTGGCCGCCACTGTTCCAATTGACCGAACTGGAAGAAGCGCAGGAATTCAATACCATCGCCAGCGCGGTAAACACTATTTCAGGCGGTATGCCTGATATGATAATCCCGCCCGATGAAGTGCGGGCATTGATGCCGGGGAAATACCGCAAAGTGTTGACCCCGAAAGAAATCTCTGAAATTGAGCAAAAGAAAGCGGAAGCGGACAAGAAAAACCAACAACCGCCACAACCCCCGAACGGGCAAAAACCCGCTATTCCCATACAACAGCAAAAACTCAATGCGATGATCAAGGCATTGAACGGACATCGTGTGCATGGATGGCTGAATTCAGGTACGGATGTGGTCAAGCCGATGGTTTGGTTCAATGTGGACGGGATAGGCGACTATTCTACGATGGTTGCCTTCCTTATCCCTGACAATCTGCGGCAAATCCTGAAACGGGAATACCCGTTCATTCAGGACGATGTACTTAGGGATTTACATATTACTCTCTGTTATATCGGGGATATTCGCTCACTAGACAAGGAAAGGATTTTCAACGCGGTAGGGCAATTTGCCGCAATTGCACATCCTATCAAGGTAAAAATGCAAGGCATTGCGCGGTTCAACTCGGAAATGGAGAAAGACCCGATTGTTGCCACATTTGACAGTATGGGAAATGAATTGGTAGACCTTCGCAAACTGTTGACAGACATTCTCAAAGAGAACGGGATACCCTACCACGATAATCATGGATACATCCCGCACATGACGCTTGCTTACATCCCCAAAGAGCAAGCAATCCCCGTTGACAACCTTGACCCGATGGAAATGAATTTTAGTTCTGTGTACGTGGTGATCGGGCAGGAAAAAACAGAATTCCCGTTGGGTGTACCTGTATTCAATCCTATTCCTGTTGCGGTTGAACCGGAAGCGGATAACGTGTTAGACCCCTATGGTGAACGATTTGACACCTTTGACCCTGAAAAAGCGGAGCAGGAAAAGCGATTGACAGGGAAGATAAATAAGAAAAAGAAATGACCTTCCCCCAAACTCCCGTACCCCAACCGCCCGTATTCAAACCGCGACCTTTTCAACAGAAAAGCCCGCCGTTTTTGCCATATACGGACAAGGAAACTCAGGAGTTTTTAGAAGATACTTCCGACCTGGACGACACAATCAAGCTATGGGATACAAAAGCAAAACTAACAGGGATACTCACAGCAAGGATGATAGATGTCGTTCAACAAGCTAGGCAACTCGCAGAAGTTTATTTTGACTTCACAACAGGCCGCTATAAATACATTCGGGCAGGTCGGCGCATACCCGATAAGTACATAAATTCCGCGAATGTCAGACTTGCAAAATCACAGGAACTTGCTTTCAGGGATTTGACCAAACAACTGATAGATGGGGAAATCTCAGACCAGCAATGGTATAACTCAATGCGTAAAATGATGAAAGACCAGTACAGAGCAAGTTATATTGCAAGTATCGGCGGGGTTGAAAATTACACCCGTTCTGAAATCTCTAAGTTCGGTTGGCGTGTGCGTCCACAATACCGATGGTTAGATAACTTCCTGATTGAACTACAAAACGGGAAACAGCCGAAGGATGGCAGGGCGGTTATCAGGGCAGGGATGTATGCAAGGGCTGGTAATGCGATTTATCAAAATAACCTGCTGCGGATTGCAGAGCAAAACGGTATGACGATGGCGAGAAGGGTTTTAGGAGTGACTGACCAACATTGCCATGACCATGACAATTTACCTGGATGTGTTGAGTTGTGGCAAGAAGGATGGATACCTATTGGACAAGCAACGGAAATCGGGTCTACCGTTTGCAGATCGAATTGTCTTTGTTCCTTTGAGTTTAGAAAATGAGCAAATATAACGGTCGTTGCCCCATATGTTCTACTCAGCTTGTCATCATTCCCGATGGCAAATTATCTTGCTCTGCTAATCATTACATTTGTACCCAATCCGATTTTGAAGGTTGGTGGAAGTGGTATGATGAACAAAAGTATAAATCTCCCGAAACGGCTAATTTATTGTTGAGTAAACTGCAATCATTGAACGAAATCAAAAAGGTATCAAATGACGCATAATATCCCCAGTGAAGAACAAACCATCAGAGAAAAAATTGCCGCCGCCGACAAAGAATTGATAGACGAAGAAGAACGGTTGGAACTTGTCGAAAAGGCGATTGCTCAAACTGACGGCAAAATCAGGATAGTGGACGACCAAAGTCATTTATTGTGCGTATACAATCCCAGCACACGAAGCATAGAGATTCAAGTGCCTGTTGGCAGGTCATCAGACAAAGGAAAGAAATTCAGCATCGGGATTGACGATGTTATTCGGGCAGGCGCGGGAAATCCTTTTACCGATCAGCCGCGAGTGGAATTCAAAGCAATCAAAATTTCAAACGGCAGGGGATAGAAAAATCCTTTGCAATGTTGTATGATGAAATAAGGAGTTGAAACGATGGCAGATAAAACTAATCTAATTTTGCTTCATGAGCTTGATCAATCGCAAGGAAATGAAGAAATACAGGTGACGTGGAAAGAAATGCCCGATGGGACTTATGCCCTTGTCGGGTACGCTGGTGACGCGGGGATTGTTCAGACCACAAGTCACGGTGTAAGCGGAGTTCCTGTCACAAGCGCGGATATGTCCAGTGGCGCGAATGTCAGTGATGTTCCAGAAAGTGGGAAGAAGATTGTCATTACAGATATTTTTGTTTCCAATCGAGATTCAAGCGCGATGACTTTTACATTCACGGAAGAAACAAGCGGCACGGTCATTTGTGGCCCCTTTGACATTCCCGCTAATTCTACTCAGCAATTCACCCCGCGTTCTAAGGCGTGGAAGTTGGCGACGGCTGACAAAAAACTTGTTTGCACAACTTCAGGCGCGGGGAATGTGATGGTTGATTCGCATTATTATTCGGAATCCTGATGCCTACTCCGATTGCTCCTTTTATTTCGGCGGTTAGAAGTAGTGTGCTTGGCGGGGGTGGGGCTGCAACTCCATACTCTGACATCCTGGTCGATTACGGTGCTTTTGAGGTCTGGATTCCATCTAGTATGGTAGATGCTACTATACCTGCGAAAATCACCCCGGACAGGGACGGAAGTGCTACCGGGTGGGATATTCAGAATTCTCCTGGTGTAATAACAAATACGTTAGTACCCTATATAGATGGCGCTAACGATGTCTCGACATTACTTTCAGCGTCACTTATATCTAATTTCAATGGACACATCGGTTCTGTATTTATATGGGGAAAAGATAATAACCCTGGAGATACTTCGCTTCGTTATTTGTGGAGAAGTGCTGTTAATACAAGCAATGAAGTTACATTAGCAAAGCTAGGCGGCGAGCATGTATTTGTTTATATTTCTGGAGGAGTTGCAAAATTTGATGGTGTAAGTCCGTCCTCTGATTTTTTCTCTATGGGTATGTCGTGGAAGGATGGAGACAATGGTGATGAGGTACGTTGCTTTTATAATGGCTCTTACGTTTTCTCTTTTACTGGTTTAGGGGTATGGAGTGGAGTACTTGGTGCGTCCAGAATTGGAGTTGTTGGGACTTCTCCGGGGAACGTTTGGAATGGCTGGGTAGATTATCCAGCAATCAGATTTGATTCAGTTTGGTCTGATGATGATTTTTCAGCTATACACGCAGCGGCAGCAAGTGCAGGAGCAGGATAATGAGCGAAGTCAGATTATATTTCGGTGTAAAAAATGTTGGTCTAGGGGCTGCGAATTGGAATGCACTTATCACAGAGATGCAGGCCAAAGGCACAAGACCAAATAGCTCTAACCCATCATGGCGCAATCACTGGCGGCCTTCTCTTGATGGTTTGGAGTGGGTATTCGAGGGTGTATTTGAAAGTACGAAAATTGACGCTCCTGCCCTTGTGTCGTGGTTGGCGACTACATTTGGAGTCAATGAACAGGACATCGGCGTGTCAATTCCGAATTACACACAATATGGTCGTGACCATACGATTAGTTATCCTGTTGGGACAGATAGGTTTAGGCTTGGGATTTTTGGATTTGTACAGGGTAATGGATTTCCTTTGTGGTCAGACAGTCACACAGCAGTATTACAGTACATATTGGATAATAGCGTTGATTGGGAACCTGCCGAACCATAATGCTTTTGCTAACTATTACTATCATAAACTTGTAACAAAGGAAATATCATGCAAGAAAAAAATAAATTTGATGTAATCGCAGAATTCGCAAACGCAGGAGCATTACTCTCCTGTTCCATCATGATCATGGGCTGTTTGATTCTTGGAGCAATCGTTTTTTTCATTTTCATCTAAACAATTGACAACTAAATAAATATTTGCTACACTAGGGGAGACATTTCAATATCCCCTTTTACTGTTTCGTGCCGAAGCGCCTGACGCTCTTATGCGAGCAGGCGCTTTGTGCTTATGAATGAACAGTTATTCCATACAATAGAAAACGCTTTTTTCACTACTTATCGCCATGAAAAGATTGGTGATAAGTCATATTTCGTTGTAAAGGGCGTGCCATTGGTGGAAGGTGTACTCAATGGCAGGCTTGTCGAAAAGAATGAATTCGGGAAGTTCGTAAAAGATTGGGACGGTGTACCTGTTGTATTGCGCCACCCGAAAAAGAACGGTGGTTCTGCCCGTGTCGCTTCCCCTGATGTTCCGGTGATCGGAAGATTTTACAATGCTTCACTTGATGGGACTCGCCTTGTCGGTGAATTTTGGTTCGATGAAGAAAAACTATCGGGGGATGAAGAACAAGCATTGATAGAGAAAATAAAAGCCAATCACCCAATTGAAATCAGTACGGGATATTACGCTGAAAGTTTGCCGAAGGTGGGAAAGTGGAATGAAAAAGATTACGGATTAGTGGATACCAATTTACATCCTGACCATATTGCAGTTCTCCCCGATGAATTAGGGGCCTGCTCTATTGCCGATGGTTGCGGGTTGAACCGAAACGAAAGGGAAACCCCCATGCGCTTTGACATTTCCTTAGTTTCTCACGTCACAGGACTGACAGGCAAGGCCGCTGATTTATGGGAGAAAGTTTATCAATCCTACAAGGACGAAGGCAAAAGCGAAGAAGAAGCGGCAAAACGTGCATGGGGAGCGGTAAAGCAGGCCGGATACAAAAAAGATAAAGATGACAACTGGACAAAATCAAATCAATCTGAACTGGTTGAGATTGAAAATACTTTAGACATCCCGCCCGATGACTTGGTAGGGCTTGCCAGTCTCGTGGCGTTTGTTGCCGAATGACCATCGGCTAGTAGCGCGTTGCGCTAAAACTAGAAGGAGAAAAAACTTATGACACCAAAAGAACTTGTTGTGAAGTTTGCCAAACAACTCGGTTTGATTGTCAATGAGGACGCATTGGTCGAGAATGAAGATTACGATGCGGCCTATCCCGACAATTGGGACGAAATGACCGAAGATGAAAAGATGGCGTGGAAAGAAGAACACAAGATGCAGAAACAGATGAATGAGAAAAAGCCCGCTCCCGCTCCTGTTTCCAATGAGAAAATTCCCGCCCTGGTCATCCCCACTGAGTTGATGCAGTTCAATTCGTTGATCAAGGAAATCGGTGGCGTTCAGGCATTGCGTGAATTGCTGTTGTCCGCTGCAACCGTAACCGCCAATGAATTGAGCAAGGAAGAGCAAGAGCGCGAAACTCTGACCGCTTCCATCGTTGCGAATTCGTCCGGTTTCACCGCCGAAGATTTTGAGAACGTGGAAACCCCCATTTTGCGGAAAATGGCGGGTGCGTTCACCCCGAACTTCCAGCGCGTGAATTACGCGGGATTGGGTTCAGTAGCACAGAACGCAGGGAGCAAAGTTGCACCCCGCCCGTCTGTTTTCCTGAACGTGAAAACGGAAAAGGAATAGGAGGCTATAAATGGCTAAATCAGCCCCCAGCACAATCATTCTCAAGGGCAACCCGATCTATAAAGAGTATCCGCTTGCCCCTATCACCGCTTCGGGTGTGACCGCAATCACCCCCGGTATGCTCGTAGAGCTTGCCAGCGGCGAAGTACGTCCCCACTCAACACAGGGCGGCAACGCTACCCCGATGTTTGCGGTGGAAGGTCTGAATATTGATGCAACTTCGCTCACGATGGGCGATATTGACACCGATTATGATGACGACAATGGCGCGGTAAAAGTCGCCTTCTGCAATAACGGTGATGAAGTTTATGCTTTGCTTGGTGCGGGTCAAACCGTAGCCATTCACGGCCTGCTTCAATCCGCGTCCGATGGGTATCTGATGCCTTACACCGCAGGAACGAATTTACCCCTTCGCCCTGTTGCTCGCGCTCTCGAAGCGGTTGACAACTCGGCGGGAACGTCTGCGGCTCGTGTCAAAGTGGAGGTGCTGTAATGTTGCCCAATAACCAAATGCCCTTACACCCCACAGTAAGACAGTGGTTCAACGAAAAAGGGACGCTCGATGTCAACGCACTCCGCCCCCATGTGGGTATCCATCACAATGCCCTGCTTCGGCGCGATGAATGGCTTGAACTTGATACCGCCGTTATGGAAACGGTCAAGACTGGCCTTGTCGGTATCCAAGACCTGATTTCGGCTGGCCTGACTCAACCGCTCGGCGGTTTGGGTACTTTGCTCTCCGGTTATGAAACCGTCAGCGAAATGGATGCGGCAAATGTGTCTATGGACGGTGACGTTCCGGGTAGTGAAGATGCCGTTGAATACGGTGAGAACTTCGTACCCATCCCGATCATTCACAAGGATTTCAGGATTTCCATTCGCAAACTGGAATCATCCCGCCGCCTGGGTGAGAGCATTGACACCACGCAAATTCGGGCCGCTACTCGTGTAGTGCGTGAAACGTTGGAAGATATGCTATTCAATGGGTCAACGAAACAATTGGCCGGGTATCCCATTTACGGGTACACCACTCATCCGAACCGTTTGACCAGTACCGCCGCCGCTTTAGGTGGTGGGGATTTCGGTACTGCGACCAACGCCTATAAGACCTTTGTCGGCGCGTTAGGCGCGTTGGGTG